TTGTGCGATCGGGAGTGGCATCAGCTCAGTTGCAGCGTTGAACTCAGCTGTCATCGTCTGATTCACGAACTCCAGATGAGCTGCCGGTGTCAGGTGGATGTTCTCCGGCGCGATGCGCACCAGGTTGAAGATGGCTGCGCGGTTGACTGCCAGAACGCCAGGCTGGTTACGGAGGATTTTGCTCCACGATTTCCATGGTTCTTCTTTGGTCGCGACAATCTCTTTTGCGCGACGCAAAACACTGGAAGGGATTTCAAAGTGGTGAAAATCCATCGGAAGCAGGGCGCAGGAGATCTCCAGATCGAGGGTATCCAGGGTGTGATGCGCGCCTTCGCCGCGGTCAGTTACATATCCACCATCGGCATTGGTGCCTGCGTCAGTGCGCTGTACGTTGCTGATGCGGTTGCCGGCGACCCATTCGCGCGTCAGGATCCCGCGGTCAATGTGCTCGGTGCTGAACCACGCTTTGAAGAACTGGATGACGACAGACAGCTCTGTGCGTTTTCCATCAACTGGGAAGATGGTTTTCATAGCACTGACCACTTTCCAGATGTCGGGCTCATGTGCTTTCTTGAAGCCATCAACATTTTCGGCGGCCAGAATAAGGTTCTGCACGTAGCTGTTGTCCACATCCAGTTCGAGCTCCAGAATAGCTTTCTTCTGCTCTTCATCGACGTGGTAGAAATACTGTTTGTCCGCGATGAACTGCGCCAGAAGACGCTGACGGAAAGGCAGGGTGGCGACGGTCGTCAATACCGGAAGTTTGCGCTCGCGGAACTCTCTTACCGCATCACAAACCGTTTCGGTACCATCTGCATCAACAATGCTTTCGCCAGTTTCGATATCCACGCTATCGACGACAGTGGTGTCGGTACCCTCAACAACTTTTTCGTCTGGATGAGGTTGCTGCGCAGTGCCGGCAATCACATTCCAGGTTCGCTGGTCCTCGGCCAGTTCGTAGCATTTGCACCAAGTGTAATCAATCACGCCTTCTTCAGGTAGATCGTCAACAACAGGCATGTCGGTACGAACAGGCTTGACGTAGTCCTTACCGCGGCCTGTTTCGATACCTACATCTTCCAGCACGACGTCCAGCTGCAGCGCAGCGCGTGACGCCGTATTGGCACTGAACCAGATAACACCGTCAGGTTTGCCGGATTTCTGAGTCGCCTTAATATGATAAAAAAATTCCATCTTGGGGCCTCGTTTGGGTGTAAGATACCCAGCAGCTGATGAGCGCTGCTTAGGTAGTGGTCATTGGTCAAAACTCGATTCCGGAAAGCTTTGGTCGGCTGACCGGGTACTTAACCCGCCTTGCGCGGGTTTTGTGCTTATTGGGCGCCGGGCTTATTCGCCAGCTGAGAGATAAGCACTCCATCAAGTGCATCAAGCACCGGGTCGAACGTGGTATTCGACGGGATCTTGCTGACTGTGCGGATGACTGCTGAAACTGAGATATCACCTTCACGAAGGCTATATCCGCCGCCCGGTCCTCTGTGCGAGGTGACCAACTTGCCGCTGCGCAGTCGCTTAAAAATTTGCTCCAGGTAGGAAACCGAGAGCTTCGATTCTTTACTCAGTGTGGCGAGGGGTACTGGCTTACCGCAGTAGATTCGTTCCAGAACAGCAACGGCCTGGACGGACGCCATCACTCGTTTCATTCCAAACTCCATGATCTATCCCTTCACCGGATCCCGGCCGTAGCCAGGATTATCTTCAATAGCATCCTGCAGAATCTGAATCGCTTCGCCGTATGGAAGGGTCAGTGCCAGCTTAATCGCCGTTCCGAACGTCTCCGCTACCAGTTCAAACTTCTGCGCCAGGCGGTTCGCTTCCTCGGTCTGCTCCTCAACAGCTTCCATTTCAAACTTGTGCTCCTGCCAGACTTCATCCATAACGTCTTCTTCAACTTCACCGCGCAGCGCTTCTTTAACTTCAAGAACAGGCAGGATGCCGATTAACTCCTCTGCCGGTGCGCTGCTGAATCGCAATGCCAGTTCGTTCTCTGACATAAATCCTCCGGAAAAAAGGCCCGCCACGGGCGACGGGCAAAGAGAACTTTTCCAATTTAACCAGAACAGGTCATCGACTCCTGTCTGGTTGAGATGGCGGGATTACCATCACGATGCCATGTGCACCTGGCATCAGGCTGGCAACAGCCATTGGTCGAAACTCGATTAAAAATGTAACGCTGGCTGTTGGTCGTCAGCCGGTTTGTACGGGTAACACTGTCCTTTCACGTGCTGCTCTGCGGCAGCTGCTTCACAAACCGCCTCGGTGTTATAAACGCCGAGCATAATGTCTGAGCATTCCCCGGTGAGGGCGCAGACGGTAACGATTAAGGCGAAAAACGAGGTCATGCGTTGAGCTCTGGATTGCCTTTCTGCGCCATGAAGTAACAGAACTTGCGGATCAGAACTTCAACGATGTTGAGGCGAATAGCCTGCTGTTTAACTGGGATGCGTGCGTAGTCAATCATGGTTATCTCCTTGTTGCCCTTTGCGTCTGGCCGACGGAACGGTAAAGCCTGCTGCGCGATAGTTTTGTCATCTCATCCGGTGTTTCATATGCCGCCGGCAGCTACTACGTGGGCGTCCTGCCTGGATGACTTACTTGCTGCTTGGTGTGCTCGAAGTTTCACATGGCGTGAATATCACGTCAATACAAAAAGTGAATTTTATTTTTCACAAAACGTGAGGATTTTGATTTAAGGACGAAAAAAAACCAGCCGGGTGGCTGGTTATGGATGGTATGAGTTAATTAGCTATTTGTATCAGACTGGTCATCCATTGGCTTGAATCTTCCGCGAAGGTACTTCTCAACGTATTCATCAATTTCTTTAAGCCTGACCTGGAAGATATCAATCATTCTGTCTTGCTCAGTTTCAGGTAATTGTTTGAACAAATTGAGCATTACTCTTTGTTTTTCTGTTAGCCATTTATCTTCATCACCACGCTCACCGAAAAGCAGTTCGCCTGGTGAGGTGCCTAATATTCTGGCTAAAACCATTGCATCGTCAGCACCAACGTTCCTCAACCCGGATTCGTAATTGGCGAGACGAGACGCAGCTGACCACCCGCATAACTTTGCAGCTTGGGCCTGGCTCAATCCCTTTTGAATGCGCAGCGTTCTAATACGCTCGCCGATCTGTTCTGCAATTGTCTTCATGAGTCGATTTTATCACGCATAGTGAATCTTTATCGATTCACGATTATGTTGACATGCAATTCACGATATGTGAATAATGTTCACATCTTACAGGAGAGTCGGATGAACCTAATTTCTCACTATCGCAAAAAAGCAAACATTTCCCAGCTGGCGCTTGCACAACAGATTGGTTGGAACCAACCGCGTTTGGCGAACTATGAATCGAATCTGAGAACGCCAAGCCTGGAAGACTCCCGCCGTATCGTAGCCGCGCTAAATGCTCTGGGGGCACGCTGTTCATTAGATGAGGTTTTCCCACCACTAACAGATGGTTAAGGAGTTCAAATGCAAGCCATTACATATGAGCATGATAGCCAAAAGGCTATCGCTCCGCTGAAAACTAAAAATCAGTATGAACCTCGCCGCAGAGACAATTTACGGCGCCAGGTGATCCTGACAGCAGTGCGGGAATGGGAACTTACTATTCCCGGTCAGGCTCAGGACGTTGTTACCCAGCAGGTGGCCGAACAGTGGGCAAAAGAGGGCGGGCGAGGCATCACTGTGAATAAACAGAACCTTTATCGTTACCTGAAAAACGAAACCAACTCTACTAAGTACACGGGTTACGTCATGAAGCTCGCTAACGCAATCAGCATCGCCATGCCGATTGAAATCGCCAGAAAGCATGGCCTTCGCCAGGGTAAAACCGAAGCCGAATTAGAGGCAAGCGCAATGAAAGAATGCAGCGAGGCCCTACAGGCGAAGCTACTTGGGGCTCCTTTGCAGAAACTGGAAAAGGAGATCCGTGAAGCAGCAATAGCTTTGTTCAGCCTTTTGCCATCCGATACGGCGGGACCACTACTGGCAAGTATTAGTGCCGTAGCGCCACAGTTCTTGTAATCGAGTTTTGACCAATGACTACCAGCTTTGCTGGTTAATACGAGGATATAGATGGCCCGTATCAGAACAGTGAAACCTGAATTCTGGACAGATGAGAAGGTGGTGGAGTGTTCAATTCCAGCACGCTTAATGTTCATCGGGTTGTTCAATTTTGCTAATGACCTGGGCTGCCTGGAACGATCACCAAAGCGCATCAAGATGCAGATATTCCCGGCAGACAGTATCGACTGTGAGCCGCTCATCTGTGAGTTGATCACTCATGGATTACTCACTGAGTACTCAGTGAATGGGAGCGATTACTTATGCATCAAGGGCTTTTCCAAACATCAGAAAATTAATCGCCCTTCAGCCACAAAAATACCGTCGCCGTTTGCACTCACTGAGCCAGAGGTGAAAAACGAAGGTGCAATCAGGGAGGACTCAGTGAGCCCTCATGGAGTCATCAATGAGGGCTCACTGACGGATACGGATACGGAAGGGAAAGGAATAACCCCCTCTCTTAGCGAGCGCGAGGAAAAAAGTCCGACTCAGGCTCATCAAGACGAACCTCAAAAGCCGAGATATCTCGAAGGGCTGGATGAGCCGATCGGTAAGTTCACCATGACCAGCGCATGGCTACCATCCAGAGATTTTCGCCAGCGCGCTGCGATGTGGGGGATCGCATTGCCTGAACCTGTGTACCTCCCGACAGAGCTCGCAGAGTTCGCGTCGTACTGGGAATCCGAAGGGAAAGTATTCACGCAGGTCCAGTGGGAACAGAAATTCGCACGGCACATCGTGCTGGTGAGATCCAAAAAACAACCGGAAACCGGAGGTAAGGACAATGCAGGAGTTCGGGGAGAGCCTACAGCATCCAGGGCTGTTCAGCAGATTCAGTCAGCCCACGCAGAGTGGAGACGCCGCAATGGACTTGATGGCGACGGAAACGGCCTGGCGCCTGTGGCAGGTCATGGGGGAAATATTCTCGAACCGGTGGACGCAGAAGAATGGGGCGGAGCCTTCGGCGCTCTGGATAGCCCAAATCGGTTCGATGAATGAGCAGCAAATCAAGCTGGTCTGCCAGCAGTGCATGGAGCGTTGTGCCGCTGGCAACACATGGCCGCCAGATCTCGCTGAGTTTGTATCGCTGGTTTCAGAGAGCGGTGCCAACCACTTCGGCCTGACGTCCGACAGTGTCATGAGTGAGTACCGCCGCTGGCGTAACGAGTCCTACCGGTACTCAGGTAGCGATAAATATCCGTGGCCGCAGCCGGTGCTGTACCACATCTGCATTGAGATGCGCAGAACGGGCGTGGAGCGCCAGATGACAGAGGGGGAACTGAAGAAACTGGCAGAGAAGTTGTTAACCAAGTGGAGCAAGCACGTCAGTAACGGCCTTTCGGTACCGCCGATTCGCCGCCAGCTTGCAGCACCGCAGCACCCGGCAGGGCCAACTCCAGCGCAGCTGTTGCTGGAAGAGTACAAACGCCGCAAAGCGGCAGGTTTAACTAACTAAATCGAGTTTTGACCAATGACCAAACCATTAACCCAGAAAGAGCAGGTGGCAGTTTTTGTGCGCTACCAACCGAACTGCGCCGTCTGCGACGTTTCCGAAGCGCTGGATATGTCAGGTGCAACAGCAGGCAAACTGCTGCGCGAGCTGAGTGACGACGGAGTGATAACCCGCTCCCGTAACAGCGCCCAGTACACCTATGCAGCCGTGCCCCATGCCGACATTCCGGATGTGATCCTTCCGTGCATGGAGGAGAAAAGCGATCCGGTGAAGATGCAGGCCGCTGAACAGAAAGCGAAGGCGCTGGAAGAAAAGGGGCTGTGGCGTCGCGCCGCAGCGGTGTATTCGGACATGTTCGGAATCGCCTGCAGTGCTGTCGAAGTTGCCCGGATCGCCAAACGGCGTAAAGAGTGCCTCCGCCAGGCAGGGAGGGCTTAACTGATGCCGAGACCAAAAACGCATAGCGAGCGCACCCTGTTTATCGCCTAGATTATCGAGCTGGTGAAAAAGCATGGCCACGCAACGACAAACGATGTCGTCGCCATTTTCGGCCTGCACCGCACCAAGGCCGAGAAATACATCCGGGCTGCCGTAGAGCAGGGGAAACTTATCCGCCACGGGCGCTGCGGCGTCTTCCGCGACCAGCGGGCTGTTATCGACTTTGACATGGAACGTTACACGCACCGAGGAGCATCACATGAGTGATTCACTGAGCAACAAAGAGCTGGTGGCCGTTGGTCATCAGTTTGCGAAGGCGATGAGCAGCGACACGCCGATCATCGATATGGCGAAGATTGTTTCCCGTCTGGCCGAGCGGCTGGACTGCACCACTCTGGCGCTGCGCGAGATAACGAAGCAGAGGGATGCGCTGGGTGCGGAACTCGAGGCGCGGAGCCTGACCATCCCTGACGAAATCGACTTCGATTATGAAAATGAATATGGCGAGCATGGCGGTAATGGCGAGTGCTGGATGCGGGGCCGTGTTAAGGGATTCAACGAGGCGCTTGGAAAAGTTAAACGCAACGCTATCGCAGTTGGCATCAGCATCAAAGGGGAGTAAATAAAAACGCCGGGGATCTCCCGGCGCGCTAAAAGTGTCATTTTTGAACTCTATTAATTCGATAAAAATGTATGGGCAATATTGGCCAATCATCTCAAAACGCTTGCTGATTAATGCTGAAGTATACAGCAATATATATTCTCATTGTGGTGGCATTTTTAAATATAAAAAATACAACGAATGAAATGCCACCATTACGAGAGGCTACTTACATTTTTATACTGACCCCAATTAATGAATAGTCATCATGAGGGCCTCTTTTTTGAATTCTTTTTAACAGGCTTGATGCAAATCTGTTTGGATTAGATAAAGTGTTTAAAGAAAAGCGAGGTCTTTCCTCCCAAAAATGATGTGCACCATCTGACATTATATACATAGTCAAAACACCATTTTCCAATGGTAAATCATTTCTATCAATAAAGATCGTTTGATAATCAAGTTTGATTTTAGCTGAAACAGCCGTTGTCAGGACATTTCCACCTGAAAGTTTCCTGAGCTGCCCAGCAGTAAAAAGGCCCTTATCAATAAGTATTTGGTGTTGAGTATGATCTTTTGTGTACAGCTTGAGTTTTGAACCATTTTTTAAATAAAGTCGGCAGTCACCAGAGTGACCGATAAGTAATCCACTGTTATTAACATAGCAGAAGGTTAATGTAGTTGCCGCGGAAGAAAGATCTTTATTAGTTACAGATAATTGTGTGATGGATTCTTTTACAGAATTAAAAATGTCACCAACATCAGACTCTTTGACTTTTGAATTGATACTGGATAAAACGCGTACTGCAGCATTGGACGCCTCCATTCCGCCTTTATATCCGCCGACCCCATCCGCGACAGAGAGAAGATAACCACCATCTAAACGTTGAGGTAAGAGAATGCTGTCCTGACTGAGGCCTTCTGTGCTCTTTGGGAGAGAGAATGATGCGCATGAATATATATTAGTCATTTTATATCTCTCTCAAAAAGTGAGATCTCATTAATTACATGCTCAACATGGAAGTATCTTTTGTTAAGCTGCTTATGCTTGCATTTTATTACTATATGGTCAGTGTCGTCAATGTTCAAATGTTCGATAAGGACACCAACTGAATAAATATCGGATTGAGGTGAATAACCGTGAGCCATCACTCCATAATCAAAAAATTCAGGCGATCCATAAAATTCCCCAACCCTTGTGACAAATTGGCTCTGCGTTGGATTGACGCTTTTGGCAAGCCCAAAGTCTGATAATTTATAGGTCCCATCTTCGAATTTAAGAATATTTGCAGGTTTGATATCTCGATGTAAATAACCTCTCTTATGCATGTAGGACAATCCGCTTAATACATCCCTAACTACTTTAATTTTTTCTTTGGTAGAAAGAGTTCCTTTCGAGATTTCTTTATCAAGGCTAGTAGCAGCAAGTTCCATTACAAACCATGGTTTTTGAGCTTCAAGGTCAGTTATAAAGATTTGGACAATATTGCTATGAAGGCAATCACATTGAGCTTTTATTTCTCTTTTAAATCTTTCATAAACATCTGTATCGCTATGTCCATCAGTAAGTAATTTTCTGGCATATGGCCCACAAAAGTGGCCAGAGGTATTATATAGGTTTATTTTCTCAACAGTGCCATACCCGCCTGAACCAATTTCGTCTAAAGGTTCAATTAAATAGTTAGCCCTTCCTTCCATGTTTCACCCTTGATAACAGTAAATGCTGTGAAAAGTTCAGAGACTTAATTTTTATCATGGAAATTTCTGTACAATTTCCCAGACTAAAAATTACTTTTTGGATTAGATTGTTTTATTCCAGATAGTAAGTTTTCTGCTTGATACTCATTTTATCCGAGAACTAAATTTTAACCATCCTGATAAATGATCAGTATCTAACCTCTACTTCTCATGCATGACTCATAAAAAATGAACTGTGCATATTTTGCTCAAACTATACGCTTGCTGTTAACAAACGTTAATACATAACGTACTAATTACATTTTTAATTTGTTTGCTATGTGCTGCTACAGGTTAATGATAAGCATCAACATAGAATGCGGCATTGTCGGTATGCGCATGCCGTGATTACTCGCTGAGGCGCTGATGAGAGCAAACCTGCCGGAGTTGTGCGAACAGCGAGAACAGGCCGCACAACCTACCATACAAGCGATATGGGGATTCCCATATCGACCCGGTCAGGGCCTCTTCAAAGACCTCTTTAATGAGCGCGTTGTGGCGCTGTACTTTCTTTTTTTTCAAATTCGCTAGGCATTTTGTGCGCTTAAAACATTGATCAAATCAGCTCACAGGTATACTGTATGAATATACAGTTGATGCAGCGGAGGCAATTATGAAAGTTGAGTTAACCATTGATCGTACTAAAGAACTTCCTAAGGGCGCGGTTCCGGCACTGGAAAAAGAACTATTAAAACGACTCCAGAACCATTTCGATGATTGCAGTCTGGTGATACGTCGCGCAGGCTCGGATGGGTTAAGTGTTTATGGTGGTGAGAAAGAGATTAAAAAGACGGTTGAAGAAATCCTTCAGCAGACCTGGGAAAGCGCAGACGACTGGTTTTATTAATACAGCATGCAATTAGTTTCCCGGGTGGAGGGGTGCGGTGAAAGAAACAGAAGAATTACCAAAAAAGGGCTATGCGGTCATCAGATGTCACGATGGGGTTATCGTTGCACGACTGCACACATTTCCGGAATGCGAGCGAGCTTTGATGTACAGACGTGGTGACGAAGTATCGTTTATGCCGCTCCAGCCCGATGAAATTGTAGGAACGCCTTCACTCTTTACGCTGATGCTGGAGCGGGCTGGTTATCGCGTTTCGCAGAATTCTGTTACACTCCCGTCATAGGCCTGAACAACCTATACCTGCTGCGCCACTGGAGAGAGACCATGGCGCAAAAACCAATCAAACAGACACTTAAGCAAACACTTCAACTGACCTCTTCCGGGGCCAGCGATTTCTTTTTGCCTGCGCGCTACCAGGTGGCGGCATGAAGAAAACTAACTTCATTCACACGCAACTCACCTCGAAAGAAGTGGACGAACTCGAGGCCCGCTATCGCGCCAATAACGTGCGCACTGTGCGTAGCCTTGATTTCGATCTCATCCACTGGACGCTCACCGCTTATCTGCCTGAGGCCAGCAGAGCCCCACGGCAGGATAAAACCTTCCAGCAAAAGCTCTGGAGGGAAGCGTGAAAACCTACAACATCACTCCGATGGGCAAGCCCAGGATGACGCGCGCTGATAAGTGGAAGAAACGCCCGGAAGTTCTCCGGTACCGCGCGTTCTGCGATCACGTTCGGCTGCTGGGCGTCGAACTGCCGGAAGCAGGCGCGCACATTACGTTTATCCTCCCTATGCCGCCGAGCTGGAGCAAGAAGAAGCGGCAGGAAATGGCGGGTAAGCCTCACCAGCAGAAACCCGACAAAGACAACCTGGAAAAAGCCCTGATGGATGCCATCTATGCCGATGACGCACACATCTGGGATTCTCGCGTGACGAAGCGCTGGGGTGAAGTAGGGCAAATCATCATCGGGGAGATCGACTGATGCGCGCCTTGCTGAAACCGGTTATCGCCAAGGAGCTGGGCGTTGTGCTGCTGAAGCCGGGCAGCGAGCTGATGCCCATGTTCATCACAGGGCGCGTGCTGGTGGAGAGCCAGCCTGCCAGCATGGCCAGCTTTGAGACCGGGCGAGTTCCCGATCTGCGGCAGCCACTGGCGGCCAACCCGGCGCTGCGTCCGTTCTTCCTCCACGAAAAGGTGATCACTGCTGCTGGTGGGCTGGCTGCTCTGGAATACTGGTTACTGCGCCACGGCGGCGGCACCTGCCAGTACCAGCACAGCGATTACCACTATCACGAACTGACCACCATGCGGCATGAGCCCGGCGCGATTCTCCTTTGTGGCCACTGTGACAACCGGCTGCGCGAGCAGTACACCGAGCGCCTTGCGGAGCTGGCGCGTCAGAACGTCATCGACTGGGTGCTGGATATCGCTCGTGTAGCGCTGGCGCTCGATAAAGCCCGTGAATTATCTCTGGCTGAATTGTGCTGGTGGGCTGTTCGTACCGGCGTCACCGATGCGCTGCCTGAATCCGTTGCCAGAGATGCACTGCGCCTGCCGGCGGAGAAACAAAAGTACCGCGAGAGCGAGATCGTACCGTCGGTACCGGCCACCAGCATCATCGCCGACAAGGCCCGCGCGCTACCTGCAGCACCTGCAACACCCGCAACACCTGCAGGTGCGCCACCAGCCATTAAGCCAATCGTGGGCATACTGGTGGATCCCGGGTCCCCGCAGACCCTGATGAAGCGGCCAAAGCGGACCCGCTGGGACAAACCCAAATATCTGGCATGGGTTAAGACGCAGCCATGCGAGTGCTGCGGCAGGCCGTCAGATGATCCACACCATCTAATCGGCTGGGGCCAGGGAGGCATGGGAACGAAGGCGCACGACAGTCTCGTGATCCCCCTGTGCCGTCAGCACCATACCGAACTACATAACGATCCGGTGAAATTCGAGCATAAGCATGGTACTCAGCCGGAAATGATAATCAGAGTGCTGGACCGGGCCTTTGCGCTCGGCGTTCTGGCTTAAGGGAGACAGCAATGAATCTTGACGGCGTATTAAAGTTTTTTGCACCGAAAGGGATGCACATCTCTGATAGCGTTCGCGCAACAGCGGGCGATCAATTAACGGTAACCGACATCATGGCGGCGCTGGGAATGACCCAGGCTGACGCCGGGATCGGTTTGGCTATGTACCTGGGTAAGGCTGGCATCAGTCCGCAGGATAAGGAAGCGGCCATATCCTGGCTGACTGAGTACGCCAAACAGCATGCACCAATGCCAGTGCGCAAAGCTGCTGGTAAAAAGTTTCCACTCTGCATGCGGATCCTCGCCAGATTCGCTTTTAAGGATTACGCCTCATCAGCTGCGGACAGTACCGACTGCCCGAAATGTAAGGGAAAAGGCCTCATTACCAAATCCAGCGTGATCACCAAAAGCCATTACACGATGCGCCTGCCTCAATTCGCCAAGGATCTGGGCCAGTCCCCGTCTGATTTTGAAGTCTTCCGCCAGGTGAAGGATGTGGACCACCATCTGTGTGGCAAGTGCAACGGTACCGGGCAGATCAGTAAGCGCTGCCAGTGTGGCGGATCTGGTCAAACCCTCGACCGAAAACAAACTGAGTTGCAGGGCGCTCCAGTATATAAGGAGTGCAAACGCTGTGAGGGGCGAGGATACAGCAGGCCGAAATCATCGGTGGCGTATCGTGGCGTTCTGGCCGAGCTGGACAGTCTTCCTGATCGCACCTGGCGATACAGCTGGAAGCCTTTTTATGAAAGCCTGGTGACAAAATGCTTCCAGGAAGAGAGCAACGCAGATGCGGAACTCAAAAAAGTAACCAAATCGCAAAGTTTGCTCTAAATCTCATATTTTGGCGTCACGTTACTTGCAATGTTGCCGTTTTTGTGTAAATTTGACGTTAACGATGGGCATTGTATGTTCACAGTTAAGAAACCCGCCACCGAGCGGGTTTTTTGCATTTTGTGATTCCCTCCATCAAAAATAAATTTCGCCAGGCATATCATTACTTTCGGTACGTAATTAAGTATCGGGAAGAAGGAGTGATGGCGAATGGAAGCTTTCAGGGAGTTGCAACAATATATACGGCTTATTGCTAAAGAATCTCAGAGCGATGGGAGGGATTTTTCGGTAGTCGACAATAAGTTGCTCTGGACAACATCTGCTGTGCTTGGGGAGCTGATAAGACGTTTAAGTGAAAATAAATCCGCTCCGAAAGATATAACAGATAAAAAGCCGGAATTACATGAGGTCTAACCCTTAACTATAGCCTGCTCATCGAGCGGGCTTTTCTATTTCAGGCTCCCGGAACCCCATCAAGGTCGTGTCGTTAATTCATCCGGAGAGCCTGATCCCTTCCCATACCACACCCGCGAACCAGCGAGGTGAGAGACATGAAAATGAACAACGACCCTCACTCCTGGACGGAGTTAATCGATCTACTCCATAGCTGGTGGCGTGGTGAAACACCCATTGGCGCCGTGCTGCTGTCAGTTGTGATGGCAGTGCTGAGAATTGCCTACGGCGGCGGCGGCTGGAAGAAGATGTTGCTGGAAGGCCTGATGTGCGGTGCCATGACGTTAACGGCTGTATCCGCTCTGGATTACGTAAACCTTCCTCAATCTCTCTCCATCGCTATCGGCGGGGCGCTGGGCTTTGTCGGCGTCGAACAGGTTCGTTCGGTGGCAAACCGAGTAATCAACGTCCGCTTTGGTGGTGACGCCAAGTAAGGAACCCTATGAATCAAGCACAATTTCAGAAGGCGGCTGGGCTAAGCGCCGGGTTAGCTGCGCGCTGGTATCCGCATATCGACGCGGCAATGAAAGAGTTCGGCATCACCGCAGTTAACGATCAGGCCATGTTCATCGCACAGATGGGCCATGAGTCGGCAGGCTTTACCTCGCTGGTGGAGAACTTCAACTACTCGGTAGACGGCCTGAAGAAAACTTTCGGTAAGCGCCTTACGCCTTACCAGTGCGAGATGCTGGGAAGGGTTGATGGTAAGCAAACCGCCCGCCAGCCTCAAATCGCCAACCTGGTATACGGCGGACGCATGGGCAACATCGCTGAGGGCGACGGCTGGAAATATCGCGGTCGTGGCCTGCTGCAGATCACCGGGCGTGAGAACTACTCCAAATGCGGCACTGCCCTGAAGCTGGATCTGGTGAGCACGCCCGAGCTGCTGGAGCAGGAGCTACACGCTGCCCGGTCGGCTGCCTGGTTCTTTGCGTTACGTGGTTGCCTGCTGTATTCCGGCGACATCGTGCGGGTCACGCAGATCATCAACGGTGGGCAGAATGGGCTCGCTGACCGCAAGGTGCGTTACAACCGGGCGCAGGCGGCGCTGTCATGAAGCTGCGTTACGTTCTGCTGGCGCTGATGGTCGCTGTCTCGGTTACCGGGGCGATCGCCTGGCGTTCTGGCTGGAGTGCGCACGCTGACCATATCAACGCATTGGCGGCGAAGAAGAAGGATAAAGCCGAGAAGATTATTCAGCCGGTAGAAGAGAAAGCCGCTGCGGCCACCGCCGAAAGCAAAGTGATTTACCGAACCATTACCCGCGAGGTGGTGAAATATGTTCAGTCTCCGGATCGTACTGTGTGCCAGTTTGACGATGCTGCTGTGCAGCTGCGCCAGCGTGCAATCGACGCTGCCAACTCCATCAGCGGATTTGATGCAGGAGCCGTGCAAGGGAAGTAACGCTGGCACCAATAGCGATGAAGACCTGCAGGCTGATATCGAAACTGCGGAATGCCTGCGCCAGTTGCGTCTCGATAAGTACCGCTGGCAGGCTTGGTACAACGCTGTGAAATGAATGATCTGGGCTAACAATAGCTTGGCATCAAGCATCGAGGGTGGAAATACCAGAGCTATCACAAAGTGGCTACATGCTGTATGAATGTTATTGTCTGAAAAAAATTGTAATGATAATTTCGACTCCTTAGATGGGATAATTCTGAGGTAGTCATGGAGAGAGGTGTTGTTGCTTTACCCTTTGAGGTCCATCAGCGTGATCAAGGGTTTATAACAGGTGATGCACTTTCGGCATTGCAACTTAATTATTTTGCCTTGTATTGGGATAAAATAACCATACCTAAAAATATCTTCTTTGGTATGCAGCTGCCAAATGAAGATGTTTTTGAGGAGGTCGGCTTACTTACTAGGCCGTTGGTAGATGTTGGCTCGGCAATGTCAGTTGAGAACTTCCCAAGAATTCATTTATCAACCCAAGCTCAAGTTACTGATCATTTGCGGAAAGTTGATAAGAGCACTGCATGGAGTATCCATCAAACAGGAGATAACTCTTTACTGTTCGCCGATCAATCTGTTTCTAAAGAAACTGTGAGATTAGAGCTTGAAAATTTATTGCCTGTCCCTGGCCCCAATGTTGCTATACATGAAATATTAGAATTTAAACATCGAAGAAAAGATGAACTGCAAGCGTTACACTCATATTGTGATGAGTTGTACTTCGAGATAATCAATTCAGGTGATCCTACTCTTCAGGCCGCAAAGACTTTCACAAAGTTGAAGCAAGCGATTTCTGACTTAGAAAAATTAAATGTTGAAGGGTGGCGAAGTCCTATAAAATTTGATCTTGATATATCACCAGAATTTGATTTATCAGATATTCGAGCTGGAATCGCGACAATATTGGGTGCATTTAGCTCTCCCCACGTTCTTGAGACAGTAACTGCAGGAGCGGTGATTGCGGTTCTAGAAGGGTTTGTGAAAATTAAACCTCGCCTTCAAAGCATGAGAAATGGTGCGAACACAAACCTAGCCTACCTATCTAAGGCTCGGGTCGAGGGCGTGTATAAGTGAGGTGATCATGTCCATATCTTGGTATGGAAAAAAAATGGGATCGGCCTACTTGCTCATAACTATAGGATCATTCATACAGTTCTGGTTTCCTAACGTGACATGGGCCTTGATTCCCCTTGTAGCCTTGCTATTCGGTTTTGCGCGACAAGAAAACTAACTACGCATCTCTACTATCCTATTGAAAAAACAAAACCGCCTCCGGGCGGTTTTTTATTGCCATCACCTTGAGTAGCACCGCCGCAACGGCTTAAGGAGGGTAGCTATGCCGCCACGCACATCTAAGGCCTGTCGCGTTCGCGGCTGCCGCTCGACCACAATGACCCAGAAACGTATGCGATGATCACATGGGCTTTGGTAAAGGCATTGTCACCATCGCGCTTAAGATGGCCCGGTGATAGGATTATCCTTTTTTTAAATAAGGAATATTTTAATGAGAAAAACAATTCTGGGTCTTATTGCTTTGGGATTGGTAGGTTGCGCGACGGTGGGTAAAGACTTTTCGGAGGCTGATGTCTACTCAATCCAGAAAGGAGTCACGACGGAGCAAGCTGTTTTGCAGAAGTTCGGGAAGCCAACCTCAATAACCGCCGATTCCGAAGGGAATAAAATCTATGGCTGGACCTACGCTCACGCAACTGCATTCAGCGTAGGGCAGGGCAAATCGCTGGTGGTCAAAGTAAACAAGGATGGCGTGGTGGACTCGTATATCGTGAGCAGCACAAAGCCTTAGGGAGGGTGCGAATAAGCACCCTCCACAACGAAACTGAAAAAAATTAGTTTATTAAATTCAAATGCTTACAAAGGCGCATTTTTATGTTTGGTGACTTATTCGCACCTTCCTTAGAATGTATAACCAGGCCTCGCTACAGCGGGGCCTTTAATTGTCATCATCATGTGAAGCCACATGCTCATGTCAATTATCCCCTCTGCGCACCCAGCGCGCTTATCGTAAGCCCCATTCATTTAACCTGCTTAGCAGACATAAACCGAGGTTCAACATGGCTAAAAACTATTACCAGGACGGCAACACCATGGACTGGCACAACGGGACCACGAAACCCGTAGTGTCAGGTCAACCTGTAATCGTTGGTGCAATCACTGGTATTGCCCAGCATGATATCGCTGTCGCCAGTGACGGCGTTCTGATGATGACCGGGGTGTTTGTATTGCCGAAGGTTGCAGCTGAAACCTGGCAACGTGGCGTTCGTCTCTGGCTGACGAAAGACGGCAAGCTGAGCGCCAATGCTAAGGACGGAACGGATGATAACGCCGTGGCTGGGACTGCATGGATCACGACTAATGCCAACGAAACAGAGGGACGTGTCCGACTCGGCTTCTGACCAGCGCAACTGATCTCTGGCAGGCTCTCAAGGCGGCCCAACCCCTCCCAAATATCGTGAAAATGAAAATCATTCTCAATTAAGCGGGTCCTCCCAGAGGGGGGGGCCTGCCACGAGGCGGCGGGCACGCGGAAAACGGCTAGTTTTCGTGATCCAGGGTCATCATCATCATGTGCATAACTGTATGATTTTTATCAGTGCCGTTTTGCAATGATGTCGAATCGTTTAAAAAGTGTTCACCATCATGGACCAGGAGCTCTCCACCCTGAAGCTGAACATTAATCAGCTGGCAGGGATCACCGGCGTTCATCGCCAGACCGTTGCCGCCAGGCTTAAGCAACTCGAGCCTGCGCTGGGCAGCAACAACAAACTCAAACTCTACCTCATCACCGATGTGCTCACCGAGCTGATGGCGCCCGTCGTCGCGTCCAGCGCCGAAGATATGACGCCCTCTGACAGGCTCGCCCACTGGAAAGCGGAAAACGAGCGGCTCAAATTCGAGCAGGACACCGGCCAGTTAATCCCGGCTGATGAGGTGGCCCGTGAATTTTCTGTCATGGCGAAAGCTGTGGTGCAGGTGCTGGAAACGTTACCGGACATTCTGGAGCGTGACTGCGCGCTGAACCCCGCAGCTGTCAGCCGCGTACAGAGTGTGATTGACGATCTTCGCGACCAGATTGCGCAGCGCGTGCTGGACGCAGAACCGGAGGAGGATGAGCCAGAGGAGGACTGATGGCGAAGCGGGCATCTGCCCGGGGGATCCGAAAGGATGTTCCTGGAATACTTCGTGCCCCACGCCGCATGCTGGTGGCCGATGCAGTCAGTAAATTTATGCGCGTGCCAATGGGTGCCGGTAACTCCGTTCCCTGGGATCCGAACCTGGCTCCGTATGTACTCGAGCCAATGAACTGCCTGGCGTCGCGCGAATATGACGCAGTGGTGTTTGTCGGCCCGGCGCGAACGGGGAAGACGATTGGCCTGATTGACGGGTGGGTAGTTTATAACGTGGTCTGCGACCCGTCTGACATGCTGATCATTCAGATGACAGAGGAAAAGGCCCGCGAGCACTCGAAGAAACGACTGGATCGCACATTCCGTTGCAGTCCGGAAGTGGCAACCCGCCTGAGTCCCCGCAGAAACGATAATAACGTTTACGACAGGACATTCAGGGCGGGTAACTATCTCAAGATAGGCTGGCCGTCGGTCAATATCATGTCCTCGTCGGATTACAAGTGCGTCGCCCTGACAGATTATGATCGCTTCCCGGAGGATATCGACGGGGAAGGTGATGCATTTTCCCTGGCCTCCAAGCGTACCACCACGTTTATGTCGTCCGGCATGACGCTGGTGGAGAGTTCCCCAGGCCGGGACATCCGCGATACGAAGTGGCGCCGGAGCTCGGCGCATGAAGCTCCGCCAACAACCGGCATTCTGTCACTGTACAACCGCGGCGACCGCCGGCGCTGGTACTGGCCATGTCCGCATTGTGGTGAGTTTTTCCAGCCTGAGATGACGGCGATGACCGGTTACCGGGAAATCAGCGATCCGGTAAAGGCCAGCGAAGCGGCCTGTATCCATTGCCCTTCCTGCTCCGGGGGGATTACCGCCGACCAGAAACGTTCCCTGAATATGAAAGGTGTCTGGCTGCGTGAGGATCAGCAGATCGACAGCAGCGGAACAATAACAGGTGCCGGACGGCGGTCGCGTATCGCATCGTTCTGGATGGAAGGTCCGGCAGCTGCATATCAGACCTGGGCCCAACTGGTTTACAAACTGCTGACCGCTGAACAGGAGTACGAAGCGACCGGCAGCGAAGAAACGCTGAAGACGGTCATTAACACCGACTGGGGACTCCCGTATCTCCCGCGCTCAAGTATTGAGCAACGCAAAGGTGACGAACTGCTGCAGCGCGCCGAACCGGTTGAACGGCGGCGCGTGCCTGCTGGCGTCAACTTCCTGGTGGCGACCGTCGATGTTCAGGGCGGTAAAAACCGGCGATTTGTGGTGCAGGTTGTTGGCTACGGCGCCCACGGCGAGCGGTGGGTGGTTGACCGGTACAACATCATGCAGTCGATGCGCACCACGCCTGATGGTGAAAGCTACCACATCGATCCTGCCAGCTACCCGGAGGACTGGGATCTGCTGCGCACCGATGTGCTGGAGAAAACCTGGGCGCTTGATGGCGAACCGGGCAAGCGAATGAGCCTCCTGGCCATGGCCGTTGACTCCGGTGGTGAAGATGGCGTTACCGACAATGCCTATGAGTTCTGGCGGCGCTGTCGCCGTGACGGTCTGCAGCGCAAAGTCTGGCTTTTCAAGGGTGACAGCCAGACCCGGGCGAAGCTGATTACCAAAACCTACCCGGATAACACCGGGCGTTCTGCCCGGCGCGCGAAGGCGGCCGGTGATGTCCCTCTCTACCTTCTCCAGACCAACGCACTGAAAGACCGGATCAACAACGCGCTGTGGCGCGATGTGCCGGGGCCGAACTACGTGCATTTCCCTGACTGGCTGGGAGGGTGGTTTTACGACGAACTGACCTATGAGGAGCGATCAGCTGATGGGAAATGGACGAAGCCTGGTAAGGGGGCTAACGAAGCGTTTGACCTTATGGTTTACGCGCATGCCCTGGTCATTCTTCATGGTTACGAAAAAATTAAGTGGCCTGATGCGCCTGAGTGGGCGCGCCGGGAGAGTTATCTGGTGGTTGAGCCATCGCCAGACGCGCCTTCAGTGGCACCGCCGCCGGTTGCAAAACCGCCAGTATCAGAGCCTAAGGCTACGAAGCCAGCCCGTGAATCGGCATGGTCATCATCATCAGGAGGCTGGGTGTGAATCTCAATGATATTCAGGACATGGTCCGCCGTTATACCGAAGCGGAAATGGCGATCCTGCAGGGCAAGTCCATAACGTTTAACGGTCAGCAGATGACTATGGAGAACCTGAGTGAAATAAGGAAAGGCCGCCAGGAGTGGGAACGAAAAGAGGCAACTGCTGTGGCTGCCGCAACGGGCCGGGGTGGCTCCTTTAAACTGGCGAGGTTCCCGCGATGAGCGCCCTGGATAATCTGATAGGCATCTTTTCCCCGGGCTGGAAAGCGGAGCGCCTGAAGTCGCGCCTGATGATCCAGGCATATGAGGCTGTCATTCCTACCCGGACGCACCGGGCAAAACGCGAAAACCGCTCCGCGAATCAGCTGACGCAATTCGGCGGGCGATCGCTGCGCGAACAAGCCCGGTGGCTCGACTGTAACCACGATCTGGTGATCGGCATCTTGGATAAGCTTGAAGAGCGCATCGTGGGGGCGAAAGGCATCATCGTTGAGCCTCAACCCCTGATGAAAAACGGCGAGATAGCCGCTGACGTTGCCAAGCAGATCCGTGCCAAATGGGCGGAATGGTCCGTTTCTCCGGATGTTACCGGCCAGTTTACCCGGCCAGTGCTTGAGCGTCTGATGTGCCGGACCTGGTTACGTGACGGCGAAGTGTTCGCGCAGCTGGTCAGCGGCACCGGTAATGGCCTGTCGCCTGTGGCGGAAATTCCTTTCTGGATTGAGGCACTGGAACCCGACTTTGTGCCGATGGAGCGGACAGAGACGGGGCAAAAGTTATGCCAGGGCATTTACCTCAACGACTGGGGCCGTCCGACCAGATACATGGTCTACAAAAACCTTCCGGCAGAAGGTATGCGTCAGGGTGACACAAAGGATATTCAGGCGGAGAACATGCTTCACCTGAAGTTCATGCGCCGCCTGCATCAAATCCGGGGTAACTCACTGCTTGCCGGGGTGTTGATGCGTCTTTCGGCGCTGAAGGAGTACGAGGAAGCCGAACTGACCGCTGCCCGCATTGCTGCGGCGCTGGGCATGTTCATCAAGAAAGGCGATGGTCAATCCTATCCGGAAGATGGTGCGCAGGGCTCCCGGGAGCTGAACATTGAGCCCGGCATGCTGTTTGACGATCTCCGTCCCGGTGAAGATATCGGGATGATCAAATCAGACCGACCAAATCCCAACCTCGAAACTTTCCGCAACGGGCAACTCCGTGCTGTGGCCGCCGGTTCACGCGGTAGCTTCTCAAGCATTGCGCGTAACTACGACGGGACATACAGCGCGCAGCGCCAGGAGCTGGTGGAGTCAACCGAAGGCTATTTCATCCTGCAGGACGCATTCATCGCGGCGATCACCCGGCCAATGTACCGGGCCTGGCTCAGGATGGCGATCGCTTCTGGCGAGATCACGGTCCCGCCAAATGTGGATAAAGCCACGCTTTACAGCGCCGTGTTCTCCGGCCCCGTTATGCCATGGATTGACCCGGTCAAAGAGGCGAACGCCTGGAAAATTCTGCTCCGTGGAGGTGCGGCAACCGAAAGTGAATGGGTGCGCGCCCGCGGTGCAAATCCGGATGATGTGAAACGACGCCGTAAGGCGGAAATTGATGAAAACCGTAAACAGGGGCTGGTGTTCGATACAGACCCGGCAAACGACAAAGGAGACACCAGTGTCGAGGAAACAAAACCGGGTAAAGAATCGCCCAAAAGCCCAGGCAAAAAATAGCTGGTTCCGTATGCAGGCCAGTTCGGAAAACGAAGCCGAAATCTATATCTACGACGAGATCGGCTACTGGGGGGTAACGGCGAAGCAGTTCGTCGCAAACCTTAAGGCGCTGGGCGACGTCACCCATATCAAATTACATATCAACTCCCCTGGTGGCGATGTCTTTGACGGTATCGCCATTTTTAATGCCCTGAAATTCCACGGCGCGGCGATCACCGTTTATATCGACGGTCTGGCTGCCTCAATGGCATCAGTAATCGCCATGGTAGGAAATCCCGTCATCATGCCGGAAAACACCATGATGATGATCCACAAGCCCTGGGGTTTTGCTGGCGGTGATGCTGATGACATGCGCGACTATGCCGACCTGCTCGACAAAGTGGAGTCGGTGCTGATCCCGGCCTACGCGCAAAAGACGGGCAAAAGCCACGAAGAAATTGCGGCAATGCTGGAGGATGAAACCTGGATGAACGGCCACGAGTGTGTCGAGCTGGGTTTTGCTGACCAGGTGACACCTTCACTGCAGGCAATGGCCTGTATCCATTCGAAACGTATTGAGGAATTTGAAAAGATGCCAAACAGCATTCGTAACATGATCACCCCGCCGCGCAACTCAGCCCAGCGCGAACCAGTGAACCAACAGCCGCCAGTTGCTCCTGCAATTAATGAGAGCGAAATTCGCGCTCAGGTTCTGGCAGAGCAAAAAGCCCGTGTGAATGGCATCGGTGATCTCTTTGCCATGTTCGGCAACAAGCACATGGAACTGCAAAACAAGTGCGTTGCTGATCCGGATTGTTCGGTAGAACAGGCAAAAGACCTGCTGCTGGCTGAGCTGGGTAAAACCGCCACCCCTTCCAACAAAACCAACCAGCCACATGTTCACGCCGGGAACGGTAACTTTGTCGGCGACGGGATCCGCCAAGCGCTGATGGCGCGTGCCGGCTATGAAAATGTTGAGCGTGACAACGTCTATAACGGTATGACGCTCCGCGAATACGCCCGCATGTCCCTGACTGAGCGCGGCATCGGGGTGTCCAGTTACAACCCGATGCAGATGGTTGGTTTTGCGCTGACGCACAGCACCTCCGATTTTGGCAATATCCTGCTCGATGTCGCCAACAAAGCGCTGTTGCAGGGCTGGGATGAAGCGGCAGAGACCTTTGAACTCTGGACCAAAAAAGGCCAGCTGTCTGACTTCAAAACGGCGCATCGCGTCGGCATGGGCGGCTTCCCGTCCCTGCGTCAGGTGCGAGAGGGCGCGGAGTATAAGTACATCACCACGCAGGATAAGGGTGAAACCATCGCGCTGGCCACTTACGGTGAGATCTTCTCCATCACCCGCCAGGCCATTATCAACGATGACCTGAACCAGCTGACTGACGTTCCGATGAAGATGGGCCGCGCTGCGAAAGCGACAATCGGTGACCTGGTCTATGCCGTGCTGACCGGTAACGGGAAACTGTCGGATGGTAAGGCGCTCTTCCATGCTGACCATGCCAACCTTTCATCTGGCGCCATCAGTGTTGACAGCCTGGATAAGGCCCGCCAGAACATGCGCAAGCAGAAAGAGGGCGAGCGCGCCCTGAACATTCGTCCGGCCTACATGCTGGTTCCGGTGGGTCTGGAAACATTAGCCAGCCAGACCATTAAGTCAGCAAGCGTGAAAGGGGCTGATATCAATGCCGGCGTGGTGAACCCGCTGCAGAACTTTGCCGAAGTGATCGCAGAAGCGCGTCTGGATGACGCCGACCCGGCGGCCTGGTATCTGGCTGCCGCACAGGGCACTGATACCATCGAAGTGGCGTACCTCAATGGCATTGATGCCCCGTACATCGACCAGCAGGAAGGTTTCACCACTGATGGTGTTGCGACGAAAGTCCGCATCGATGCCGGTGTGGCGCCGCTGGATTATCGCGGTCTGGCGAAATCATCCGGTAAGTAATCACCCCGACATTGAACCGGCCCGTAAGGGCTTTTTTTATATCTGCAACATGGCCCCGGCAGGGGCCATACGGAGAGCTCATGAAGAATTTCGTACAGGATGGTCACACTATCGATTTGACCAACTCGGGGTCGGCGGTGATCGCCAGTGGCACGCCGGTTGCCGTGGGGGATGTTCTGGCGATCGCTATCGCTGATATTGCCGTCGGCGAAACTGGTACGGGCCTCACCAGTGGCGTGGTTCAGTTGCCGAAGCTGGCGGCGGATGATATCGCCCAGGGCAAGACCGTGTACTTCAAAAGCGGGAAAGTGCAACTGGAGGCCACCGGCGCGACCCCCGCAGGGAAAGCCTGGCAGGCTGCCGGTGCGAACGCCGCCGCCGTACTGGTTAAGCTTAATGGCTAATCCCTTCGACGCGATGGTGGCCCGTATGGACGCGGCCACCGTCAATCTGATGGCGGATAAAGTCACGATCAACGGGGTCAGTTTTGATGCTGTTGAAAGCCAGTTTGTCGCAGAAATGGGGACGGTGGTGGTAGGGGATGGTCTGTCACTGGTGGTGTTCTCCTTGGCAGTGTCGCCGCGTAAAGGCGATGCCATTCACTGGAAGGGTCAGGACTATATCGTTACCCGCAAACAGCTGTTCAACGGTAAGCCACAAATCTGGATTGAGTAATGGAGGTTCTATGTCCATTAAAGGGCTCGAGCAGGCCATCGCTAACCTGGAAAGTATCAGCAAAACCGCCGTGCCACGGGCATCCTCCCAGGCGGTGAACCGTGTGGCCACCCGGGCCATATCCCACAGCACCCGTCAGGTTGCGAAGGATACCCGGGTGCAGCGGAAACTCGTCAACCAGCGTGCGCGCCTGAAGAAAGCCACGGCACGTAAGCCGCAGGCCACTATCCGGGTGAACCGAGGCAACCTCCCGGCGATCAAGCTGGGTGTGCCCAGCGTGCGCCTTTCCCGGCGAAAACGTGATAAAGCCGGTGTCCGAAGCGTTCTGGTCATCGGGCGATTTCGCTTCCCGGGCGGATTCATTCAGCAGCTCAAAAACGGGCGCTGGCATGTCCTGCGGAGAACCACCAAAAGCCGCTATCCGCTCGAGGTGGTGAGCATTCCTCTGGCAGCGCCACTGACTGAGGCCTTTAAGCAGGAAAGCACCCGCCTGACTGCTACCGATCTTCCAAAAGAACTCTCTGCGGCTTTACGCAATCAACTGAGGATAATTCTGACCAAATGAAACATCCCCTGATCCGCCAGGCGGTGCTGGATGCCCTGAAAGCGGGCATTACTGACCCTGTCACGTGGTCTGACGGCCGTCCCGCTGTACTTGAGTCCGAAGATCTCCCGGCTGTCGCCGTCTATATCACTGACGCCCAGTCCACGGAGGAATCCATCGACGAAGATATCTGGCGCGCCACGCTTCATATCGAGGTGTTCCTGAAAGCGAGCGAAACGGATACCGCGCTCGATACCTGGATGGAAAACAAAATCTACCCCCTACTCAACGAGATCCCCGGCCTCACCCCTTTAATTGAATCCATTTCAGCCCAGGGCTATGACTATCAGCGCGATGACGAAATGGCGACGTGGGGATCGGCTGATCTCAGATACTCAATTTCATACGTAATGTGAGGTAATCATGCCAACACCAAGCCCGCTTGAACCCGTAAAAGGGGCAGGCACAACGTTCTGGCTCTACACAGGTACAGGCGATCCCTATGCCAATCCGGCAAGTGACACTGACTGGACCCGCACGGCCAAAATCAAAGACCTGACACCAGGTGAACTGACCGCAGAGTCCTATGACGACACCTACCTTGACGATCCGAACGCAGACTGGGCCAACACAGCTCAGGGCGAGAAGTCTGCCGGTGAGGCCAGTTTTACCCTGGCCTGGAAACCGGGTGAATCAGGGCAGCAATCTCTGGTGGACTGGTTCTACAGCGGCGATGTACGCGCCTACAAAATTAAATACCCGAACGGGACGATCGACGTCTTTAAGGGCTGGGTCAGCAGCCTCGGTAAAACCATCCCGGCGAAGGAGGTCATCACCCGCAGCGTGAAGATTAGCAACAACGGCAAGCCATCACTGGCGGAGGAAACCCGCGCTGCTGTCGTACCGGTTACCGGGGTGTCGCTTGATAAAGCAACCCTGACTGTTGCCGCCGGCGCGTCTGACAGCCTAAACGTCACTGTCAACCCTGCTGGCGCTACAGACAAATCTTTCCGCGCTGCCTCCTCTGATCCGGCGAAAGCAACAGTAACCGCCAGTGGCGATGTCCTGACCATCACCGGCGTAGCCACAGGCTCAGCTGAAATTATCGTGATGTCCAACGATGGTCTGAAAGTCGCGATCTGCAAAGTCACCATTTCCTGATCGGCGGGGCGCCGGCCCCGTCATTTTTTCTGGAGTATCCCATGAGTTTTTTGAAATCTGAGCCGTTCACCTATAACGGCAGCACTATTCAGTTGTTTGAGTTGTCAGGCCTGCAACGTATCGAGCATCTGCAGTACCTGGCGAAGGAAGATAAATCGCTACCGAAAGATGAAAGTGATGAGGATTATCTTACGTCCCGGGTAAGCAGCAATCTACGGGTTGGAGCACGACTGATCGCAATGTCGCTCTGGCAGGGTGACACCTCAAAAGATATCGATTCACTGCATCATGAGGTGCTGTCCGGCTGGCCGCCGGGAATGATTGGTGCTGGCGAGCTCTTTGTAAAAACGCTGTCTGACATGATCCCTGTACCGGAATCGGCGAACGAGGTGAAAAACGCAGACGCAGTGGCGAAAGATGAGCCCATCTGCGCGGAAAAGCCTTCGCCGGTGAGCTGAGCTTTGTGATGAAGTTGGCGCGGGAGTTCCGACGTCCGGACTGGCGCGCCATGCTTGCCGGCATGTCATCGAGTGAGCTGGCGGAATGGGGGCGTTACTATCAAAAGCAATATTTTGAAGGCGATCTCCTGGATACCCACTTCTCTCGCCTCAGCCATCTTATTGTTTCAATGCTGTGTACAAAAACCGAATTAACGCCACGTGACTTCAGCCTGCTCAACCCACCAGAGCAGGAAAATTTACCGATGGATGATGACGTAATGATGTCTGTGGCGGAAAGCCTGGGAGGAGTGCGCTATGGCACAGTCAGTGGGTGATCTGGTCGTTAACCTTGACGTTGATTCGGCTAAATTTACCGAACAGGTGAATTACGTTAATAAGCAGCTGAAGGGGACGGGTAAAGCGGCCAACGATGCAGCCCTGCAGGTTCAGCAGGCATTTTCGAAGCAGGAGCTGGCCGCAAAGCGAGCCGGGATTTCTGTAGGCCAGTACAGTGCCGCGATGCGGACCCTGCCGGCGCAGTTTACTGACATCGCGACGCAGCTGGCTGGTGGGCAAAGCCCCTGGCTCATCATGCTCCAGCAGGGCGGACAAATTAAGGACCAGTTTGGTGGTCTCCGGCCTATGTTCAGTGCTTTGCTGGGAACGATCTCACCTACGATGATCGGAGTCGGGGCACTCGCCGCTGGCACCGCAGCGCTGATGTATTCGTATTATCAGGGATCGAGCACGCTCTCTGAATTTAATAAAACGCTGACATTGACCGGTAATACTGCTGGTCTCACAGCTGTTCGCATGCAGACCATTGCAGCTGCCGGAGAGAAAGCGGGTCTTACATTTAACCAGACCAGTCAGGCGCTGACCGCGCTTGTTACTGCAGGCGTTCGCGCGGGTGCTAACTTCGAAGAGCTCGCGATCTCGGTTGCGAAATTCACGGATGCATCCGGTCTGCCGGTCGATAAGGTGGCTGAAGCATTTGGGCGCATGGTCAATGATCCGGCGTCAGGGCTGCTGGCGATGGCGCAGCAGTTTCACAATGTCACGGCTGAGCAGGTTGCATATGTTGCCGCTCTGCAGCGCGCAGGGAATGAAGCAGGAGCACTGCAGGCGGCAAACGAAGCAGCAACCACCGGGTTCAACAAGCAGACTGCCAGCATCCGCGACAATATGGGCACGATTGAATCCGCCGCAGATTCCCTTAAAAAAGCATTCAAATCCATGTGGGATGCGGCACTGGATATCGGCAGGCCGGATACCTCTCAGGAAATGCTGAGTAAGGCAGAGGTGGCCTTTAAGCGGGCGGATGAAATCTGGAATTTGCGTAAGGGTGATCGTTATGTCAACGATGACGCGCGTGCCCGCTTCTGGAATGACCGTGAGACTGCCCGCCAGGCGCTGGACATGGCTCAGCAACAGGCCCGCAATTCTCAACTCGCCCAGGAAAACGCCAGTCGTGAGGCAGGACTGGAAGCCGATCGCCTCAAGTACGCACAACAGGCCCAGGCGAATTACAGCAAAACGCAGACGGCGCTGGAGAAGTACACCGATCGCCAGAACGAACTGAATAAAGCGTTAAAAGAGGGGCGGATCCTCCAGGCTGATTACAACATCAATCTGGCCGCGGCGAAAAAGGAATATGAGGACTCGCTTAAGAAGCCGACGAAAACCAGGACGCCGGGCGGAACGAAACTTACCGACAATACCAGCGCTCAGACCCTCGAGTTGCAAACCCAGTTGGAGGTATTGCGGCAGCACTCCGGAATCAACGACAAGATCAGTCAGCAGCGCCAGCAACTGTGGAAAGATCAGGCCAGATTTACGGTTCTCGAACAAGCTGCGAAAACGCGAACTCTGACTGATGATGAAAAATCTGTACTCGCCAGCAAAGATAAAGTCCTCGCGCAGGCAGAAATTAATGCAAAACTTGGCGATCAGATCGTCATACAGGAGCGTCTCAACCGCCTGCAGGACACATCGCAGAAATATGTGACCCAGATGGGTGAGAAAACCCGCGCGCTTGCCGATAGTGCTGGCATGAGCAGCCGCCAGGCGCAACGCCGTCTTGAAGAGGCTCAACTCCTGCAGGGATGGAAAAACGCGGGCGGCAATGAAAGCGATAAAGGCTACCAGAATGAGCTGACGGCGCTCAGAAATTATTATAGCCAGCAGGACGCAATCAGGCAGAACTGGCAGGCTGGCGCCTTAACATCCATGGCGAATTTCGCTGATGAAGCCTCTAACTATAATCAGATAGCGGCAAATTCAGCATCGACGCTGCTGAACCAAACAACTAATTCCATGACTGATGCTTTTACCGGAATTATCACCCGGACTCAATCTGTCGGCGATGCCTTCAGCAACATGTTTACTGGCATGGGTGAGGCGGTAATCCAGACTCTGGCACAAATGGCTGCACAGTGGTTGGTTTACCAGGCTGTTCAGTTGATGGTGGGGAAAGGCACGCAGGCTTCCGCCGCAGCAGCGATGACCAGCAACGCCACGGCCAGTGCACTAATGGCCCAATTAAACGCGTACGCCTCTACTGCGGCGATCCCTATCGTGGGGCCAGCGCTCGCACCCGCTGCGATGGCTGCTGCCGCGGCAGTAACATCACCAATGGTTGCTGCAATATCAGCTGCCTCTTTGATGGGTATGGCTCACGATGGTCTCGATAAGGTTCCCGCGACGGGGACCTGGTTGCTTCAGCAAGGTGAGCGAGTCGTTAAATCTAATACCTCAGCAAAACTGGACGCAACTCTCTCCGATATTCAAAAGCAGCGCGAAAATAGCTCGTTACAGGGTCAATTCAATTATTCGCCAACTATTCAGGTTAATGGGGATCCTGATGAACGGACAATTGCGATGATGGAAGCTGCTGTAAAACGAGGGGCGACGCAAGGCTTTAATATGGTCGTAAATAGCTTGTCTAAAGGACAGGGGAAAGTTCATGATGCAGTCAATGTCATGTACGCAAAAAGGAAAACACGATAATGGCTGATATTTTCTACCCTAAGGAATTACCAATTCCATTAAAAGATGGGTTTGGATTTGAGTCAGTCAGTCCGGTCCGTCGCACCCCATTAACTTCAGGGCGTTCCCGCCAGCGCCGTCTTTATACATCTGTTCCAACACAAGCGAGCGTGAAGTGGTCCTTTAAGAAGGATAACGAAGCTCAACTGTTTGAAGCATGGTTTCGAGACATCCTAACGGATGGTGTTGCATGGTTTTATATGCGGCTAAAAACCCCTCTTGGCATCCAGCCTTATAAGTGTCGTTTCGTCGATATTTATAAGGGACCAATTCTGGTGAGTGGTAAATTTTGGCAATTTACAGCAACTCTAGAATTGTGGGAAAGACCATTACTCACATCAGGATGGGCCCAATTCCCAGAGCTGGTTGTTGGATCTGACATTATCGATATTGCATTGAACAAGGAGTGGCCCGAAGCATGACCAGTTCAGTTCTGAATCGACTGTATACGTCAGGTGGAGATGAGGTAATTATTGATACCCTGCAGATCACCGTCGGTGGACAAAGCTACTGGCTGACCCGCGGCTGGGAGGACATCACCGTTTCGCTTGAAACGGGCAACAAAGCAACATTCACCGGCTCTGCAATCGACGTGGCGCTGCCGGCGCGCAACGTCGACGGCACGCAGGATTTAAAATTCGCTATCAATAATATTGAGGGCGTGGTCTCGTCAGCGATCCGTAACGCACTCGACAACCTCAGCAATGCTACCCTGACCTTCCGGCGGTATATTTCCACAGACCTTTCCGCACCCGCGACACCGCCATTCACCCTGGCGATTAAAGAGGGCTCATGGACCGCAACGGAAGTGCAAATCACTGCCGGTTACATGAACATCCTCGATACGGCGTGGCCCAGATTTCGCTATACGCTCCCACTATTCCCCGGACTACGTTACCTGCAATAGGGAATCATCATGTTCAATCCTGATAAATACCGTTCTGTCGAGTGGCAGAAGGGAGGGCGCGCTTACCCCGCGCTGGACTGCTTTGGCATCGTCAATGAAATCAGGCGCGATCTGGGCCTGGCGCCGTGGCCTGATTTTGCCGGAGTCACGAAGGATGATAACGGTCTCGACCGGGAAGCACGCGGGCTGATGGCTGGCCTGACGCGATGTGAACCGGCCCCGGGCGCGGGTATCGCCTGTTATTCCGGCTCTGTGGTGACACACGTTGCCATCGTGGTCGAGATTGACGGCCAGCTGCGCGCCGCAGAGTGCAATCCGCGCACCAACGTAACCTTCCTGCCGCTGGCGCGGTTTGCGCGCCGCTTTGTTCGCGTGGAGTATTACCAGTGACGATCCGAATCTATCCCTCCCGCTTGCCGGGCGAACCGCTGGAAACGCATCAACATGAAACGATGACCCTCAGCGCCTGGTTTGCGCAGAACGTGAAGGACTGGGCACCGGATCAGCAGCACCCGGTTGCGGTTGAAATTGACGGTGTTCCCGTCCCGGATTCAGAGTGGTCACTTTGCATTATCAAGCGAGAAACAGACGTCAGGATGTATCCGGTGCCATACGGTACCGGCGCAGAAATCGCGATCTGGGTTGCCGTCAGCGTAGCTGTCGCTTCTGCTGCGTACAGCATCTACATGATGAGCACAATGTCGCAGGCAGGCGGCGGCGGTGCCCAGGCGGCCAGCGGCGACCAGATTGACCTCAACCCGGCCAAAGCGAACGCTGCGAAACTTGGTGACCCAATCCGGGAAATCTTCGGCAAATATCGCGTCTGGCCTGATTACGTTGTGCAGCCGGTGAGCCGGTTCGTCAACGAGACCAGCATGGAAACCAGCATGTTCCTGTGCGTGGGCGTCGGTGACATGGTGATTAACCAGTCCGATATCCGGATCGGAAACACGCCAATCTCCGCGTTCGGTACCGACGTGCGTTACACCCTCTATCCTCCTGGCGCCACGGTGTCCGGCGACACGCGCACTGAAAACTGGTTCAACTCACCAGAGGTCGGGAATACCGGCTCCGGTACTGCCGGGCTGGACCTGGGCTCAAGCGGACCGGAAACGGTCAGTATTATCGCGGATGCGCTGGTCGTTTCTGGCAATACCATCACGCTGGTTGACGTATCGTCGTCTGGCGATGAGGAGATCCCGCCGTCGTGGACTGTCGGAACGGTGATCACCGTGCTGGCACCTAACTCTTATACGGTCGTGTCGTCCGGCGGTTACAGCGTGATTTATGGCGGGGTGGAGGAACTGGCCCCCTCGGTAGGGCTGCCGGTATCCCTGAACTATAACGGCAACGGCTACGATCTGGTGATCGCCAGCTACGCACCTGGCGTTCCGGCAGTGCCGGGGGTAGGCGGTAGCGCCGCCAGAATCACCGCCAGTGCCGCGCCGACGACCTACGATTTCAGCAGCACGCCTGTGACGTTCAGCATCAGCTGGCAGGGCACGACATACCCGGTATCGCTGGTGACCAACTACGTGACTATGTCGGGTCTGGTTTCCTCGATCACCGCCCAACTCTCTGGTTCCGGCCTGGTCGCGCGCGATAACAGCGGTCGGCTTGAAATCGGCGAAGCCAGCAGTCCCTTTGCTGGCGGGTCCATCACCAACAGCCCGTTGCCCGTTGCTGTGTTCGGTGATGCCCCGGTCAATACGGCTGGCGTGAAATCTACGGGCGGCACGGCGGAAGTACGGGCGCACATCACTCTGGCCTACAACAGCGCCGCCGGCACGCCGTTTACCGGGCTGCCAGAGGGTATTCAGCGCTTCTCTCTGGGATTGTCCGGCAATCAATTCAGGATAACGGCAATAGACAGCCAGACGGTCACGGTTGAGCGGCTTACAGTCACCACCGGATCGGGCGGTGAGACAATCACGACGCCGGATCCATCGTGGCCTGGCTTCACTGAGCGCACACTGCTGGATTCGACTGTAACGGGTGTCAGCGACGATTACGAATGGGTTGGCCCGTTCCTGGCCTGCCCGGACGGGGAAACGCTGGACGCATTCGAGGTGAACATCAACTTCCAGAGCGGCCTGGTGCGTTATACCGATAAAGGAAACAAGCGCTCCATGCCGGTACGCCTGGTGATCCAGTATCGCAAGGTCGGCACCACCACCTGGCAGCAGCAGTCTCCGTTCTATTCGCGCAGCACTGAAAACCAGATCGGGTTTACGCATCGCTATAACGTGTCACCCGGGCAATATGAGATCCGGATGCGCCGCACTGAGCCGGTTAAGGGTGGCAGCACGCGCGACCAGGTATTCTGGCAGGCGCTGCGTTCCAGGCTGAGCAAACGTCCAACGAAGTACGACGGTGTCACCACCATGGCGCTGACCGTGCGCACTGGTAACCGCCTGGCGGCCATGTCCGATCGCCGGATAAGCGTCACACCAACCCGGATTTACAGCGGCGGGAGAACGGCGCGGAGCATCAGTGGGGCGCTTTACCACGTCCTGGAGTCACTTGGGTTCACGACCAGCCAGATTGATACGGCGGCAATTGACGCGCTGGAGCAAACATACTGGACGCCCCGCGGGGAGAAGTTCGACTGGGCGAGCGGTGAGAGCAAATCAGCGCTCGAGGTACTGCAGAAAATCACCAACGCAGGGATGGGATATTTCCTTCTGTCTGACGGGCTGGCATCTGCCGGCAGGGAAGGGATTAAACCATGGGTCGGAATGATCACCCCACAGGAAACCACCGAGGAGCTGCAGACCGCGTTCAAAGCCCCGTCGCAGGACGACTACGACGGCGTGGACGTGACGTACATCAACGGCACTACCTGGGCAGAGGAAACCGTGCAGTGCCGCCTGCCTGGCAACCCAACACCGCTGAAAATCGAGAGTTACACGCTGGATGGCGTTCTGGATGAAGACCGCGCCTACCGTATCGGCATGCGCCGGTTGATGGGCTACCAGTTGCAACGCCTGCAGCACACCACTTCGACCGAGATGGATGCACTTTGTTATGAGTTCATGGATCGTATTGTTATGGCCGACGATATCCCTGGCGGTCAGCAGCTGAGCTGCCTGATTACCGATATGACGTATGACAGCAGCAAAATCACCCTGACACTCAGTGAGGCACCGGACTGGTCGTTCCAAAGCCCGCGAGTGATTATCCGCCACCAGGACGGCCGGGCATCAGCAATGGTAGTGCCGACACGCATTGATGACTTCACTCTCTCTGTACCGTACAGCGCCGCGCTGGAGCCGGAGTTGTGGGCAATGAACGACCCGTATATTGAGCCGCCGCGCCTGCTGTTCTGCTCCTCTGTTCGGGTGCCGTATGACGCACTGGTCGGCGAAATATCACCGGGCAATGACGGGATCAGCCAGGTGACGGCTATTCAGTATCACCCCGGCAAATATGCCTACGATGACGCCACTTACCCCGGCGACGCTGCCTAACAGCAATTCAAAATTATCTAACCCGCTTCGGCGGGTTTTTTTATGCCCGGAGCGAGCATGACCAAATACGCCACTAATAAACCATTGGGGTCAATGGATCCGAAAGACCTTTTCGACAACGCCCAGAACTTGGACTTCGCGCTAAACGATATTACGAAGGTGTTCTGGGTAGATCGTTTCGGAAAAAGCAGACAATCGCTTTTTGGGATGGAGCAGCGTTTTAATCTTTTTATCCAGAATTCTGGCTATAAAGTCATCGGTGACTATACATCAGGCCCGCTCACTATTAACGAATATAACCAGGTAATCAGATATCAGGGTGAGCTATGGAAAATCACCGCATCTACCAATATTCCTTTCACCACTACTGGCAATGACGCCACCTCATGGGTTAACGATTCAACTCACTTTGTCAGTGTAGGGGATGGGGCTCTGCGGCAAGAATTGCTGACTAAGCGAGTATATGCAGTAGATTTTGGTGACTTACCCGACGGCACAAATCCAACCTCTGAAACCCAAACCATTCAGAGGGCCATTGATTACGTTTATTCATCGGGTGGTGGCGTTGTTGATCTTGGTCCATTTACATGGACTATTGGTCCTTCATCATTAACAGAAACGTTCGACAATTATGGTGTTTCAATTCCAGCAAGTGATTGCGGGATTATCTTGCGCAAAGGTGTTTCTCTTGTGGGGCAAAAAGGGAAAACAAAGATTACATCATCATTTGCGGCAATTAGTTTGATCGCCTTAGTCGCACCAGACGGGAACCTACTTTCAGGGTTCGAGCTTGCTGGGGGCTGGAGCGTTGGTGTTACCGGAGCAGGGCATGGTATTTTCCAGTTCGGAACGGCGGGCGGCGTAGATATTTCATGCAAAAACACTTTTTTTGAAGATCTCTATATCCACAACGTGGCCTCGTACGGCATAGGTTTGCAAAACGGCAATCCTGAGAACGTGCATCTTAATCGCATTCGTACTGATGTTACTGGCGCTGATGGTCTGGACCTGAAGGCCAGAGGGAGTTCTGCTATTCCTCCAGTCGGTAACTCAGCTACAAATATTCACGCATCCAGATTTAATCTCCGCGTAGATGGTTCTGCTGGCATTGACATGCGAGGTGTCTGGCAACCGGTTAATATTACCGTTACTGACTTTGGTGGTGATTCAACCAAGTCTTATACAGGCATTCGATTCCGTACTAAACCACCTGTTACTGACCCCTATAACAAGGCTGCAGCAAAATCCACCCTGAATGGATTTACTGTTATCCCAACACCAGGCGCCGCTGCACTCCTCCTTAGTGGCGTAGAATGTGGTTCTGATGATGTCCATATCAGCAATGGCACTGTCGAGGATTGTCATTTAGGAGTGACGCACAACGGTAACTCAGTAGGATCTGCCCAGCGGTGTAGCGTCACAGGTGTAACATCAATAAATGCCAGGCAATATGGGTTCAAGAACAGTTCAGGCTGTGACGATATCAAATACATTGGTTGTATCGATATTGGCGCAGCTTCAGCCGGGTTCAGGCCTGAAGGTACAAACTGCAGCCTCATTGGTTGCACAGGCACGCTGTCATCATCCTCTGGAGCAACAGCAACAGTTGTTGTCTCCGGCGGCAGGATGGGTGACGCCTACCCGAGTCTGGAGAGGGTTTCATCTGCTGCTGTGGGGGTTATCGCAAAGGGCGCAGCCGCAGATATTCAATTGCGCCTTTTGCCGAAAGGGACTGGGCATATTGGCGCTTTTGGGGATATTCGGCCTGATGTGGCAAACACAAGATATTTGGGCTCTGGATCTTTGCCTTGGGCGGGAGGGTGGATTCAAACTGCCTTTACTATTACATCAGATGAACGTCATAAGACCGGGATCGCATCACTCCTGAATGCAGATTCTGATGAAAGAAAAAAGGAACTGGAAGCGTTATTGCGCGCGTGGGCAGAGGTGGATTTCTACACATACCAGTATATTGATCGGGTGACGGCAAAAGGGGCTGATTTCGCCCGCTGGCACTTTGGAGTCATTGCCCAGCGAGTGATTGACGCCTTCACCCGGCACTCTCTGGACTGGGCTAAATACTCGCTCATTAGCTATTCCGAATGGGAGGCGTCGCCAGCTATATATAATGAGGAGGGTGATTTGGTGCAGGAGGCTCGAGAGGCTGGCAATAAGTACAGTTTCAATTATGAGGAAGCGCTTCTTCTGGAAGCCACTCTCCAACGGGTAAATCATGGGAAATTGCTGGACGAGCTAGGAGAAATGGAATCCCGCATTTCTGCACTTGAAAATAGACATTAATCTTAGCGAAATAACTATGACTTGTTATCTTGCACTTTTGTTTCGTGCAAGATAACAGTTAATGAAATTGATGCTTATTTCTCTACGATCTCTGGAACGTATCTGTATTCCTCAGGAATCTTTTCATATTCCTCATAGCGTGACCATACAATTCCATCTTTTATTTTTTTGGCCGGTATGCCTGCGTAAATACTGTTTTCCTCTACATCCTTAGAGACAATTGACATTTGTCCTACGACAGAACCTGAACCTACGACAACGCCTTTATTAATTCTTGCGGAGTTTCCCAGCCATACATGATTGCCAACAATAACATCCATATCATTATTGATGCGCTCCTTTGTTTTTGCATCGAAGATTGAGTGCCCATCACCAGTCCTTAAGACAACGGAACTTGATAACATACAGTCAGAACCAACGCTGATTATTTTACTATGTGGATTAAGGGCCGCACCGCTTTCCCATGTAGTATCATTTCCAATCACAACAATAGAGTTTTTTCTTCTGGTTGTTATGTTTAAATTGGAAAGCTTGCAATTATCTCCAATCGATATAAATGTACCTTCATCAGTCAAATCAAAAATGCAGTTCTTTAAAACTGTATTTTTACCAATTAGTATCACACCGTTCCCATGCGCGTATATTTTGACATGCGCTCCGCCAATTTTCACTGAATCATTAATGAATACTTGCCCGCCATGTTTAACTGATAATATGAAGTTGCAGTTTTCATCTGGCTTAGGGTCTTCATGGTTCATATCAGGAATAATTGACTTATCGAAATATTTTATTTCTCTTTCAAGTCTCTGTATGGCGTTGTTAATAATTTCTAAGTGCATGACAGTTCCTTATCTAATCCACCATTTGTTAAACAAAGGTGTTATGCAATTTTCTCAAAAAAACATCAAATTTTAAGACGAGAATTTTGGCAGACTAGGCCTACTGGGTAAAGCATTAGTTGCCGATTCTGCAAGATGACATCAAGTATCTCCAGCTGCAAAAATTGATAGGCGCCGCCGCATTGATCTGCACTCACATTAAAACTACTGTATATAAAAACAGTGTGCGCCGGGAGACCGGTAGAGATCAAGGGGTGAAAGTCCCCGACCATTGAAGGACCAGCAATCCACAAGGTCCCCGAGTCATGCGTTGCATACCGCGAGGTATGGGGCGAAGCGTTGACAGGGGTGTTGACAGGCCAGCCATTGAGCCACGAAATGTATATTAAATTACCGGGTGCCGACGTTGTACTGTTAACGGAAGGCAACATCATAGGGTGCGATACTGCGAGTGCCACATGGACCCGGCGGGGTCTGAGACCCTGGCATGTCAATACGATCTCTACGCGGGAACCGGGAGATCTCCCCTCTGACCATCTGCCAGTGTCGGAGATGGCCCGCACCGGGAAGACGAGGAGTCATAGCCGGTGATGTACGGAGAGGAGAAGTCGGACTCGCTCAT